GCATTCGCTACCAACTTCACTGTTACTCCAGAGTTATCATCTATCTTCTTACCTGTAGTTCCCTCGGCAGAATCTATTCTTGCTCCAAGGTCTTTGTTTCCAATCACAAAGAGTTTTCCGTTGGCATCTTTCACAACAAAAACACACGGAGCGTTCTTATAGGCATCTATCCAGCCCAACACTTCCGTTCTAAGACCAGGAATAAGAAATTCCAATTCTGTTTTTGTCTTCTTGTTGCCCACATTCCCTGTAAGGGTTGGTTTCAACTCTCCTTCATCCATCTGAATGTCGATGGATTTCCACGCTTTATCCTTATTGAGAACAATACCTCCTGCCGCAATGGTTACCCTGCTGGCATAGGTAGTAGAAATCGTAGGCTTTGCCATGCTTTTAATGAAATCTACAGGAACATAATACAACTTCGTTGCAATCCCAGAATTGATTTCATCATTTGGGCAATGCTCCAAGTTCTCGTGCGGAATGCTATCAAAACAACTTGCCATAATTTTATTTATTTTTTTGGTTAAACTTTTTCTATCAATCCAGACCCGCCAACGACCAACTGAAGCAGTATATCTTCGTCTTGGGAGATTTCCTGCTGAGTTTTCACTAAGCCGTCGATTCTGATTTTGCTCGGAGCATCATCAGTGAATCTGTATTTTTCTCCATTGAACTCAAAAGAAACAGCTTCTGCTTTTGGCTCTGCTGGTTTAGGTTCTTTCTTTGTAAGAGATTTTTCTCTCTTATCCAGTTCAGCTTCTCTTTTTGCAATTTCTTTCTCACGATTGTCCAGTTCAGCTTCTTTTTCTTTGAGCTGGTCCGCAAAAACATTCAGTTCGTTTTCCCTGGTATCAAGCTGAGTTTCCTTTGCTACATTTTCTGTAGATTCTTCAGTATTACCTGCAGTTTCTTCAATGTTTTCAGAAACTTTTTCGTCTTCTTTTGCCATAATATTATTTTTTTAGAAAAACCTGTAAGCACCCTAAAGTGCCTACAGGTATAGGATTACACACTTAGTTTTTCACTTGCATAGAACAATTCGTTCTGATCCGCATTGTTCAATCCTCGTTTCTTCGTTCCGTCTGATGTATGCATGAATACCAATTGGTTTACAGCATAATCATATCCAAGAGAAAACTCTCCAAGAACATCCAGTATTCTTCCGTTCTCTTGAACCGAAGTAATAGTCGCTGGATTGTCTATTTCATCAATAAGCCTTAATAGGTTATTGTCCACCGTAGACACGATAGTTCCTTTGGTAAGGTTCGGTATGCCCACGATTTGTCTCTTACCAAGTCTTGTTCTCATGGCATCATCCTGGAACTTGTTTTGTCCGAACTTATCTTCGTATGCAATCTGATAGTCTTCCGCATCAGTCTGGCTCATGAAGATAGTTTTCACTTTGTTTTTATAAAGTGATGGAATCTGTCTTTCATACTCAGTTACCAAATCCAATACATTGGTCTTGGTCATTGCATCACCAGGAATCAAGAACGCTGGATTTGTAGTATCCGCTGCTATTTTCTTGTGAATCTCGTTCAACCCGTCCATTGATGAACCGAATGTAGGAGAAGCCTGCCCTTTCTGTGATCCATCAAACTTACCAGTGATAGATAGAATATTAACATCATCAATCACTTTTTCCTTTAAAATCTGCATAGCAAGAACAGAGATGCTCTTCTGCTGCAGTCCTTTGCTTTCTTCGTATTTTTCTTCAAAAACACTTCCCACAATCTCCGCTGGATCTATTTGAAAATCCACTTTTTGATGGAAATTCTTCAAATCTTTATACAAGAATGTAATATCTCCATAAGGAGTCACTTTCTTGGAATCAAAAATCTGAACTGCATGGCTCATCAATGCCTGAACCGATGGATAATGTCCCTTTACCTTGGTTACGGTTCTAACAAATCGGTTAATGTAAACCTCGCTTGACAAAACCATACCGTTGAATAAAGTAGGATTTACAGATAAATAACGAATAAGCTCGTTTTTAATCTGGTCTGTTTTTAAACTCATATTCTTATTTTTTTATTTAATTCTACTTTTTCAATCTCTGGAGCAACTTGTTGTGCTCATCTTCTGGATTCATAAATCCTCCAATCAAACCATTTTCAGAATTCTCTGTTCCGTCATTCTCTACCACAGAATGTCTGTTTTTAGAGCCTCCGAATTCCTTGCATTTTTCCCCAAGTAAAGCGATGTTCTCCACTACGCTTTCTTTAGCCTCCTCTTTTAACCCTGCAGTTTCTAGTGCGGCTTCTACCGCCTGTGCCGTTTCTTCCGAATTTTTTTTTACGACCTCTAGATTCGTTACAGCATCAGAAAGACTCTGCTTGGTGCTTTCCAGTTCTTCCGCCATTCCTTCTGATTCCAGACCAGCCAAGGCGTTTTCTATTTTCTCCAAATCCTCTTCCGATAGCTTCGCAAAAGGCTTCTGCGTTCCAAACACTCCTGCATGGAATGTCAGTTGCGCTAGTCCCAGTAGGGCTGTGATTCTTGTGAATTTCATTTTATTTGATATTATGATTAAAATTTGCTCAATGCATCTTCTAGAGAGCCGAGTTCATCTATAAGACCGATTTCCAAAGCCTCTTTCGGAGTGTAGGTTTTTCCTTTGAAAACATGCCCGTCATCTTTCAGCTTCTCTCCAAAATTTTCTTTCATCCTGGAAATAAAATCATCTGCTAAAACTTTCAGCTGTTCAGTGTAGAGTTTTTCGTTTCCTTTCATCAGCTCACGATATTCTTTGTTCTTCTCTGTAGACTGCGGAGCATAGATTTCATAAATCTTCGCTCCCCATTTTTCGAACATTGCCGAAAAATCTTGATAAGAGAGCATCGTCCCAATGGAGCCAATTTTATCAGAAAAAGGAGATGCCATATGATAATCACACCCAGAAGCAATGTCCAGCGCTGCCGAACACTGATAACCGCTGGTATATGATATAGTAGGAGTTTCTAAATTCTTGATGATATGGGTAAGTTCTGCGGTTCCAGAAACCATACCGCCTCCAGAATCTATATTGAGAATAATTCCCGAAACACTTGGGCTTCTATCCAATTCTTTCAAGAGCTCCCCAAGGAACTGGGTGCCGTAAGAGAAGTAAGTAGAATATTTAGTGATTGCTCCCACGATATCCACTATTACAGGAAACTTCATGTTTTCTTTCCCTTCTCCCTGTTTGTTGATTTTGGATAAATACTGCATTTCTCTCTCCTTTACACTCTGTATAGGAGAGGATTTCATCAACATAAATTCCGCTGCCAATGATGGAACAAGGCTCATCAAATAGCCTTTGTCTATTGCCAGCGGAGTATTTAATAAAGTATTACCATTAAACATTCTTAGATTTTATTTTTCAAAAATCCAAAATGTTCTTTGCGTAAAAAAAGACAGAAAAGTTATAAGCTTTGGGCTTTGGGCTCTATAATGGTAGCGCCAGAAATTTGGATCTGCATCCTATCACTTCCAGAATTATCATCCTTGCGCCCATCGTGAACTTCTACCATGAACGGCTCCTGCTCATTGCCCAATATCATGGAATCTACATTGGTCACCAGGCGGATGGCAAACCCCTTTTTATTCAAAAGAATAGAATAAGTAATAATGTCCATCGGGTTCATACTGTGGAGATTAAATGATAAATCCACCTCGAAAAAAGCGTTTCCGTTTTTGGATTTTCTTTTGATAGACCTGTCAAAGTCCTCGGGAACGATGTTTTTAAAGATTATTTTCGGTTCAGTAGAAACACTCTTGCCTGTGCTGTTCGCTGTGAATGAATATTCTTTGGCGTTGAAAATTTCGATTTGTCGAATTTCACGAAAGAATTTTTCTGGAATATTGCTGATTTCCACCATATTTTAAAGTTTTTTTACGAAAATATTTTATTTGGCTGGTTTTCTAATCGTTGGGCGATTTTATCCTTTTTCCTGTTAAAATCTCTAATGATAGTTTGATAATAGGATTTTTCTTCCTCGTGGATCCCGTAGAAATTCAGCAGGTTTTCTATGGATGTTTTATACTCTATATCATAGTAGAGTTTATTGAGAACTGCAGTTTCATACAGATGTTCCCGAAACAAACTTTCCACCGCACGCCGAAGCAGTTGCTCGTGCGTCGGAAGAATGCAGATTCCGTGTTTATCGGAATAAGATAATTTGAAGGAAATTTTATATTCCTCCTCGAAGACTTCATTTTTTCCACGATCATCCCAGTTCGAATTTTTCTTGCTCAAAAGGGAACTGATAAGAATTCCGAACCAATTATCTCGGCTTGGCTGATATTCCGCACCAAATTTCTGAGTCAAAAACTGCTTGATCGGCTTACTCACTGGCAAAAATATACTTACTAGCATCCTTATTTTTTTGAGCAAGTATATGATTTTTCCACCATATTATAAAGGCTCTGCTTTTTTTAGTTTCTGAAACTTTTATTCTGAAATTCTCTAAAAAGTAGGAAAAAAGTTGTAAGAATTGTAAGGATTTTATAAATGCTTATTTTTCAATTATTTACACCTTACTTAGAGTTGTAAGAATCCCATACAACAGCCAAATTCATTTTGTAAGGCAGTTTTTCCCTTACAATTTTTTTGTAAGGATTATCCATTCCTTACAAAATAAAAATAAAAGTTGTAAGGCGATAAAACCCGACAAACAGACCGCTCGGATAATTCCTTACAATTCTTACAACTTTTTTACAACTTTTTGGGGGTGGCAGGGGGTTGTGAAAATCGCCGCCTTGTAGGTGTGCGAAAACTGATGTATATCAAAAAGAAAAATCCGCCCAAATCTGAGCGGATTACAATGAAAAAAACTAATTAGCGCCTAAGCATCTAGAAGTCGGTTTCTTGTGGTGCAGGAGCAGCAGGAGTGGCTGGTTTATTCTCAGCCAGCTTGATCACTTCGAAATTGAACGCAGAGAGATTCTGAGCGTGTCCCTTTGTTCCATCCTCTTTGTCGTAGAATCTTCCTTCTATCGTGAAAAATACTTTCACTCTACTTCCGTCGGGAATTGCTGCTAACTTATCGATGTTCGCATTTTTGACCTGCATTTTGAGGAAATTCTCTCGCTGGGTCTGATTGTAATTGTCAAAGTAAGAAGCGTCCAGCATGAACTCTTGAACACGGAATGTTTCTGTTTTCTGCTCTGCAGCCTCTCTGCTGTATATGTTTCCAATAATATCCATATGATTAAATTTTAAATGTTTTCATTTTTATAAATTTTGATTAGTTCTCTGATGCATCCTAGTCGTGCATCTTTATAAGAGTTGTAAATGGTTGTCATTTGTTTTTTTTCTCTTATGCAAAAAATCCACCCAATATTATCTGTTGAACGCTCTGTTGTATTGAGAAAATAAACTGGATATTTCTTTTCCCAAAACCAATCAAACACCTGTTCATAGGTAGGGACTGAGCAAAAATCTTCTCCTAATTTACCATTACTACGAGGTTTGATTTTTCTAATATCAATTATTCCCTTGTCATGAACCTCTGAACTTAGTATTAAAGTATTATGAGGATTTAACACAAATAAACACGGTTCATTAAATCCTATTTCTTTAAGTTCCTTCGCTATCTCAACTGGAACTAAAAATTCTTCGTAATTCATAATTAAAATATTTCTAAATAAGTATATTCGTTTATCTTCTCGTCTGTTTTATCTATATAATCAAAACAATCATCAAATTCTTCAGATTCCCTAAAATCATAGAATTGTTGTAAAGCATATAAATAACCTGCTTTCCAATTTTCTGTACATTCATCACTACTATTTCCATTATTAATTTCACATTGTTGTGAAGCTATAATATCAAATTCTTCCTGTGATTCTATTATTTCCATAATCTTTTATTCTTTTAATAAATACATTTTCCAAAGTAAAATGCTAGGATACTCCCAGTCATTGCTCCAAGGGAATAAATAATTCTATCCAGCTCACTGCCAAAGGCAATTTTCTTCACATTGTGCGACCATACAAAGCTGATAAGAAAGCCACACGCAAGGATTCCAAATAGAAACTCTCTCGTGATGAAATAAGTGTTCAGCACAACTAGGAACACCTGGGTAAATCCCGTTGTAAATAATTTTATTTTATCCATATTTTTTATTTTTTCTCTTTAATTTTTACTACTTCTCTTATTACTTTGTCGTCGATAAACACATAATTGTGTGTGTTTGGAACCAAGAGCTCCAGCCTTTCCTCGTTCTGGTCTTCCCATTGGTCTAAATCATTGTAATTGCTCGGCACTTCCTTGAAAATCTCGAAAGCCTTCTCCCATTGCAGGGTTTCATCTTCGCAAATAAAACCCGTTTTTCTCCCGCAGCAATATGTAACAAGAACATACTTATAAGTCCTCCTGCTTCGCACCACTACAACATCTGTGTTGATGAATGTGCACTGGAAAGAAAGGTAGCCGAATTGCTCTTTCAGCTCTGCTCTATTCGTAGGGAACTCTGTTCTTATCATGGTTTAAAAAAATATATCGTCTTGCTCGTTATTCGTTTCCTCGGCGCTTTCCTCTGGGACTTGGATAAAGAAATGCTCCTCGGTTTTACTATCCGTCCATTTCATAATTCTTTGCCCTGCTTTATCAGTCAGCTGATCCTTTGGATTAAATATGTATCCTTTCAGTTCGCAGAACTGCTTTAGTTTATTCTTGAAAGAAGTCGCTGAAATCTGCTTCATAGAATTGTTATAATTCTTCAAGTTTTCATACATCACTCTTCGGCACACCGCCTGGTTAATGTTTTCATCTTTGAAATAATCTTCAGCCCATTCAAAGAATACAATTCCAATTTCAGCCAATAGGTTTCTCTTTCTAATGTTCCCTTCTGGTGCTCCTATCTTTTCATTTGTAGAAAGATAGAACTGCAGGCACTGCATGGCGAAGTTTAGGAACAAATTCCACTGCTTTTCATCCCAGTCAGTGAAAAATCTATTGTTAAAATCATGCATCGGATTTCGCTCTGTGAAGCCTTCTATTTCGCCGTGATACCAATTCCCGAACGACATGAATAAAATCCTCCCTCTGGTGGAGCTGTCCAGTCCATAAGGCGCATAGTTGGTAGAAATACAGAACTTCGGAGATAGGTAGAACGGAATCAAATAAGCATTCTGGTTCTTCGGGTTTACATTCAAGTCTCCAGTAATATCCGTGAATAATTGCTGAAACTGGAATCTCTTATCCGCATCATCGAACAGCACATAGTCGGTCTGTTCCGTTATCCCATCATACAAGAAGTCGCTCTCCAGCAGTCCCTTTTTCCTCGCTCCTAAATACTTGGAGTTCATGAACAACCTCAAAGCATGGCTGGAAAAAATAGACTTCCCTGTTCGCCCGTGGGACTCGTTATCATCCACCACCTCATTGTCCATGATATACAGACACCAAGCCTTAGCAGGGTCTTTGTATCGGTGGAGCATATATCCGAAAGAATACACCTTGTTGATAAAATGCAATTCTTGTTCGTAGATCTGATCCTCTGAAAGCGTTTCTTTATTGATGATAAATTTGTTTTCATCTAAATAATTGTCATATTCAGATGGTTTCAAATCCCTTAATTCTTCTTTCCAATGAACTCGGCAGGTGTTGATAAAGTAGTTCATGAAATCGCAGTCACTTCTTACAATATCCAACTTCCAGTTGTTATTCTCATCTTTTTTAATATTGAAAAACGGCTCTTCTATATTCAGTTTAGAAGTGTTCAGAGTCGTTCTGGTCTGGCGGAAAATGATTTCGTTCAAAATATCGTCTTCCATCACATAACGGCTGTAGCCCTTGTCTATCCTTTCTATTTTATCCTTGCTGACTTCCCAAATGAATTTGTCAAAGAAGAAAAACTGAGAAGTAGGAGTAAAGTCTGTAAAATCAAACTCCTTGCTCTCCAGGTTCTGAAGTTTTTTCTCCGAAACCGCCTCCGAACCTATTACCATGTTCAGCAGTTCATCGGGAAAAAGTCTAAGCCCTTTTTCTTTTTGTTTTTCATCCAAAAACTTATTGAAAAAGTCTTTGATTTCCTGCGAGGAAACCTCCCGAAGAATGTGCTTGTTCTGCTGAACAAAATAGTAACCATCCTTTCTGGTGGCGTCTTTTATTCTGAAAAATCCGTTCAGCTTCAAGAAATTGAACGCATTTTTGTAATTCACACTGTAGGTTGGCGTGTGGTCTATTTTCTTCCCTTCTTTATTTGTTCTCCATTTTTCAATCCAAAACTTAGCAGGTCTGGCAAGTTCCAGAAATCTTTTCACTTTTGCTCGAAGCTCTTTTTGTTCCTTGTCCTCAAATGCAGCTTCAGATTTCATGAAGTCGGTGAAATCTTTTTTCGGATTACCTCTAAAATCTTTGGACTTGGTAAGGCTTTCTGGGAGCCACGCAGTCTTGATATCCATATGCTCCAAAGCCAGTTTCTTCCCAGCCTCGAAGCCTGTAGGGTCAAGGTCTGGAACATTTATAACCTCAAATGCATACTTGAAAAGCATCGCAATTTGCGCCTCGGTAATGTCTGCTGTTTCAGAATTGAACCAAACCACAGTTTCGCCAGTAGAAGCCATATTGAGAGAATCCCTATCGCCAGAGCAGATGACTATTCGCTCTAATTTCTTCACTTTGGCTGGTGCAGATTCCTCCTCATCATCATAGGACTCCTCTACTTCCTGCTGGAGTTTGTTGTAAATAGACTTTACATTCTCCAGCCCAAAAATGTGCTGTGAGGGTTTCTTTCCAAGGTAAGAAAATCGGTATTTCTTATCGGTAGATTTTGGTTTGTAGATTTTCAGCCAAACTCTTTCCTCTTCGGGTTCTTCTACTACTACATTTTTGTTTTCGCCCTCCAAGTGGATTTTCTTCTTTCCGCCTCCTGCTTTTACGATAAAGGCAAAAACAGGATAGGTTTCGGAACTCTCCACCGTGTAGACATTGCAGAGTTCTTTTTGGGAGTTTTCTTCCTTTTTGAGCCAAGAATAAGACTTTAAGGAATAAAGCCCATACTTTCGGCATACTTCCTCCGTCATCAGCGGTCCAAGAACCTCCAGCTCGTAAGGTGTAAAATCTTTGGTTTCGTAGCAAAATCCCTCCTCATTCAGCGTTCCCTCGAACTCGGAAAACTTGCATACATTTATATTTTTAGGTTTAGTTTTATTTTCGTCCAAAATCCCCAATTCTCTACCCAGCTGCAAGAGAGCTTCAAAATAAGTAAGTCCCATTTCGTGGGCGTAGATGTGGATCCCGTTTCGGCTTTCGGCATAGAAACCTCCCGTGTCTCCCCAGTCTTTCACGAAATAAATCCCGTCCTTCTTGGAAAGATTAGCAGACTCGGTTCCCTCGTGCCGAATCTTAAAATGCTTGTTCTGCCGAACTTGAGGCAAAAACCTCTGTATCAAGTCCAGTCCACCATTAGTCGCCTGGAATATATCGTTTTGATTTATTGGGAAATTCATTTCTTATAGTTTAGATAAAAAACCAGCTGGCAGGCTCGCACCGAAACCAGCTGGGAAACTTAAATTTAAATACAATGAAAAAAATACTTGTTCATCTTTTATAAATTCTCTCCTGGTTTGAAAACATTAAATTCCTCTTTCAAGAAACCCAGCTGAACCATCCTGTTACGATACCAAGTGGTATTGGCGTGCAGTTGTTCTTTTATAAGGATATTCAGTTCAGTTTTGCAAACAAACTTTTTATAAGTAAAAAGTCTTTTGCAGAAAGTCCGATACTGAGCTGTTTTATATCGAGAATTTTGTTTTGTCGGCTTTTCCGAAACAGCATCTGAAATAGGCGCTGTATTGTTTTTTTCTTTCTCCTTTAATACCCAGGTGTATTTATTTCTTTTTTCGTAAATCATTATCCAGTTACAATTTTTATTACA